AGTACGTTAGCAGTACCAACCAACCAACCAACCAACACAGAAAGAGGAAAAGTATGAGGAAAAGTATGAAGACCACCAAAAACGTTGCTCGTACCACCCCCACCAACCAACACGGAAAGAGGAAAAGCATGAAGACCATCAAGAACGTTAAGAACGTTACTCGTACCATCCCCACCAACTTTTACGGCGGCAAGGAGGTCACGCCTCATGACAGCCGCTTTATCGAGACGCTGCGTCGTCAGCTTCGCAAGAGCGGCATGACCATGGCCGAGGCTTCGCGGAAGGCGGGCGCCACGGAGAGCTACCTCAAGAAGATCCTCTCCTACCACTCTCGCCCCAGCTATCTCATGGCGCTCGCGCTCATGGACGTGCTTGGGTTCTCCGAGGGGCAGCGGCGGCAACACAACCGCTACGTCGCCAGCCTCCCTCTCCGCGTGAGCGAGCGAGTTCGGCGGGCTGTAGCCTCCTGAATCTAACAGAGGGCGCGTAGCTCAGCTGGATAGAGTAGCGGCCTTCTAAGCCGTAGGTCGAGGGTTCGAGTCCTTCCGCGCCTACCACTTTAGGGGATCGGCTTTTGCTGATCCCCTTTATTTTTTCTTGCATCCTGGTGCAGGGCATGGTAATAGCGGGCACAAATTCGGTTCCCTCGATCTGAGCAAGGAAGGAGGACGCAATGGTATCTGAAAAGATCCTGGACCGCATCCGAAAGCTGCTTCGCCTGTCCGAAGGTACCCATAGCGCTGAAGAAGCCCACTCGGCACTCCTCATGGCTCAGAGGCTCATGGCGGAGCACGGGCTGTCCATGCAGCAGGTCAGGTTGGCCAAGGAGGTGAGGGAGGAGGTTATCCATGGAGAGATCCTGACGACCCGGCGTAGGGATGGCTTTACGCAGCGGCTTGCTTGGGTGATCGCCAACAACTTCCGGTGCATTCCGTATTGGTACAAGGAGGTCGCTGGCTACGGGAGCAAGAGACGCTGCTACGAGTACACCCTTCGCTTCGTCGGACTGGCCGAAGATGCGGAAATCGCCGCTACCACGTTTCATACAGCCGACGCGGCTGCGCGCAACCTGGCAGCCAGGTTTGTCCGCCGCTATGGGGGTGGGCATGAGGCTCGCCAGTCCTACCTCCTGGGGTGGGTCGAGGGGTTGTACGTCAAGTTCGAAGCCCAACGGAAGGGGAATGCGCATCTAGCCCTGGCTCTGACCATCCCCAAGGCAGTCCGGGATGAAGCCCAGAAAATGACGATCAGGAAGGGGAGGCAGAACACTCCCATCCGCAATCTAGACGAGCAAGCTTTGTACGTGGGATTCCAGGACGGGCGGCAGTTTGGAGAGGGATTGGAGAGATAGACAGACTCAAATACCGCTTGACTTATGGCTGTAGGGTGGCTAGACTACCCTCAGCATCCAAGGAGGCGGCATGGAGACGATGGTCAGCATTGCAAAGCGGTTCGTGGAGGCTATGGATCTTGCCTGGGAGGTGGAGGAGATGACTCCCACACAGCTCCAGGGAGGCGATGCAGTGGACGGGATCGTCATGATCGACGGAACTCGCTCCTACTACATCACGCGCCACAAGGTGCGTCCTGGCGCTTGCAAGTATCCCTATTATTATTCAATGATCGCCTATGACCGTCAATATGACGACGGATCGGGAGAAAACATCGAAGCAATCCATTTCGGTGACGACTTTAGGATACTGGCGCTTTTGATCGCGGCTGTCAAGGACGCGCTCCAAAGGCGTCTGGAGCTGCTTGCCACGGAGCGAACAGCCGCTGATTTCGCTCTGTCGCCGCAAGAAGAGGCCCATGTCAAGTTCGGGCTCTTTAACAAGACCTTGCTCCGAATTTGAGCTTGGGTTGCTGATCGATACCGCGTTTGTATCCGAGAAAGCTTGCATTCTATGGACGCTTCCGCTATAAGTGGAGGCGTCCTTTGAAGGAGGTTATCAAATGCGCATCCATCATTTCACCATCCCTGTCATCCGCGTTACTATCATCCGATCGCCTTACAAGACCGATCGCATTCGCTTCGTCGCTGACGAAAATCACAGCAACATGATTCATCCTGGAGAGTATCGAAATCTCTTTGGTAATGTTTCGTACGAAATCGAGGTTACTCAGGGGCGCGGCGAGGAAGTGTGCAAGGCTCTCGGTATTCCCGACGACATTGTTCAGGTTGTTGAAACCGTGCCAAAGTGGAGCCATGAATGAAGTAAGCTCTGCAACTAAGCTTGCAGAAGAGCTGGAATTGGCGTCCGGCTTGACTTACGCACAAGCAGCGGACGCCCTAGCCAAGGCAACCAAGTCCGAAGCAAGCAAATATCTTCGTTTCAGGATCAAGCCTAACCAAGGCAAGTGGTCTTTGTGCGCTACGGTTTGCAACATGGATGCGGCTATTGCACGACAATAAAATATTTGGATACAAAAAATAAACCCCACACCTTCATAATAGAAGGTGTGGGGTCGCTCTTTGGAGCAATGTGCGGGCGGGGACCAGTGGAGGGGATTAGCTCCAAAGAGCTTAAAGCGTTGCAGCGCCCTCCTCGTACTGCTCGCCGGTTTCATCGTTGGCTACGAGTCCAACAAATGAAACACCGAATTCTTGAAGCCCTTTGGCATTGATTGACGTGCTGTAACCAGTAGGTCGAATACCAACCACGTTCAGAAGCGGGCGACCGTCGGGATTCTGCCGATCCACGATAGTAATCGTTGTATCTTCGTGTCGCAGAAGATCCTGGAGCTTCGGAACAGCTGCTTCGGCATGGGGGCCGCGCTGTCCGTTTTCTTGGCTGGACACCAGACGCCAGCCAGACGCTGAAACGCTAATGGGATCCATACCAGTTAGCACAATTTCATGCGGTCCAAAACGCCCCAGTCCGTCTACTGACGCAACGTTGTAATTGACGGCGTATGAGACGTTGGTGAAAATCCCGCGCGGACGTCCGCCGATATACAGGATGGCTCTAGCGCCATGCATTACTCTAGCTTGTGCCATGTATCGTTTCCTTTACAAAGAGTGCTAGGAGGCGGGTGCCCGCCTCCCAAGAGTGTTAGGCAGCTGTCTGGGTGACAGGTGAGATGAACGTCTCAATCGGGATGAAGTAATAAGCGCCTGCCAGGAATACCCGTACAGAAACTCGCATGATAGGACCTTCGACTCGTACTGAGGCGTCCTTGTACCCAGCGGGAGCACCATCAGAAGGAGCAATCAGCTTGAGGTCAAGCAGATCTCGCATGATGTTTTGTAGCTCAGCAAGAGCTAGTGCGGCTGGGATTTCAGCTACCGACCGCCCAACGAAAGCGCGCTCCATTCGCTGAGCAATCGTCATTGCAATGATGTCTGCGACGTATACTGCTTGGATGCTATTATATACGAAGTTGGTGTCCTGCGAGTAAGTGGTTTGGTCGCTTACGAATTGAAAGCCACCTTCGAGACGAGGAACAACCGTAAGCAGGCCATTGAGCAGTGCATCCTCAACCTGAGCTTCATCGTTAGGATCGAAGTCACCAGCTGCTTGAATTGCACCGTTTAGTGCCAGTCCTTTAGCGAAAATTGCTTTGTTAAATCCGGCAGCTTGCATTCCAGCAGCGGTGCAAGCGGTGCTCCAAGGAGAGAACTGCTTGACGAATCCGTCCGCTCCCACATTGCGTGCATCCTGCCAAGCAAGCGCTACACGGTGTGAGTTGAGGTTGTTTGCAGCCAGCTTAGCATCAGCAAACGATCCCTTATAAGAGCAGAATGCTTGCCGAGGCTTACGGCGCTTCATCGAAGACATAGATACAACGTGAGAGCGAACGTAAGTGTTGATGCCTTCGATCTCGTAATCGGAATCAGGATCTGTTAGTCCGTCAAAGATGTCTTCCTGAGCGTTCCGAGAGAACAAAGGAACGATGAAGTTTGCTTGTAGTTTGGAGCAAGCGTCAATAGCTGCAATAATGTCTGCTTGCTTGCTGCCACCACGAGCGCCACCAGTCAAGAAGACTGCGCGGGTCGGCTCAGGAAGCCCAGTTCCCTTTGTGGTAAGTTCTACAAGACGTGCTTGCTCAGCGAGCTTCTTGTAAAGAGTAGCAGCATCGGTCTTGATACGAATACCAATAGACCCCTCGAATTGCCCACCAACTAGGTAGGTTCCTTCATCCAGATCCTCGGACAAAACCCCTGCCATGTTGCCGGTTGCGGGCTTGGCAGTTACGCCAGGAAGCGTGTTGAGGTACGCTGCCAGAAGTCCAACGGTTGGATAATCTTTGAGGGTAACCTCGTAAGTCGTGCCATTTGCAGTAAGAGCTAGAGAGCCATCAGCAATCACTAGCGTACCAGAGCCCTTGACGCCAATGGCAAGTGCAACTTGTCCACCAGCAACAACTTCATCTCGGATTCCGCCGTTGACAGCTACGATACGAACTTTTGCCTCTGAAGTAGAGGTAAGAACCACAGGCTTGACACGAGTGGAAACAAAAGCAACTTTCTCGCCTGCCGCTGTGAAGCAGTGATCGGCAAGTGAAACACTTCCTCCATTGTCGTAGATCTCCATGGTCTTTCCAACACCATCGATCGACGGACGAATGATTCGGAGGTCGGATCCCGTGATAGCCGTGGTAGTAACCTCTTCTAGCTCGCCAGTGAGATTGCTAATACGGGTAGCAGAAACCGTAGCAGAGGTAGCGGCAACAACTTTGTACCAGCCTGCGTTGTGCGTACCTTCCAGAGCCGAGCCAGTAGGAATCTGAAGCAAATCACCTACAACCGGAGCCTGCTCCCAAACACCATCACCATCAAGCGTGATATGGATTGTCTCGCCAGCAACTGTGAGAGCAGCAGAAAGTCCTGCACCGATGGTCTTGCTCTTGCCCGTTACTTCGCGGATGGTCACAGGCTCCCAGACATAGAAAGTATCAGCAGCAACTACGGCGCCGGAAACCGATACAGGGGCTGTGACCGTGGCAGCTACAACATCGACGGTTGAAGACGTAGCAGAAACAACAACGTAGCTTCCGACGTTTGCTCCGCCGCCAGCCAAAGACGATCCATCTTTGATGGTCAGGGTTGAGCCGACAACCGGAGTACGATTCCAGGTTGCACCGCCACCCAGTACGATACGAGCGCGCCCTCTATCGAGCGCACGAAGAGAGATCGGCTTACCAATATTACCAGCAAGCGCATCGATTGCCTGTCCACCAGTTGCCAGGAGATAGGCGCTTTCATTGATGGTGTCTACGAGATCGGCTGCGGTATACTCACCAGCCGTTCCCTCAATCGCTGCAACTACTTCACCGTTGAGTCGAACACCGAATTTGAGATCGGAGCCATTCGCAACCGGAACGAACGCAAATGCGCCAGTGGTCGGACCAACCTCATCTCCGGCGCTCTCAACAGCAACGGAAGTCATGTTGCCTACGGCGCCAAACCCCTTGTCTTGAATAAGTCCATAGTCGCCCAGCATTGCAGACGCCTTGGACCCTTTGTTGGTCTTTAGAATGTAGATGCGAGCAGGGGCGCCAGCGATTTCGGGATCAATGGACGGGCTAGCAGCTGCAAGAAACCCATCAACGATCGGACCGCTGCGATATTTCGCCCTTACAAGCGCAGCCTGATTTGGCCCAAACCAGTTCTGCGAAAGATCGGCTTCGGCTGTAAAATCAGGGCCAGCGTCAGCTTCACCGATAAGAACGATGACACCAGTAGTTGCAATGCTGGTATCGGTCGTATCTACCTTTGTCTGAGGATACGCGCCAGGGATGACGATTTCCCCAGCTTCCGTGATAAGTTTTTGTGCCATGGATTACTTTTCCTCTTTAAAAAAATGGAATAACTTGTTCGCTGAACCCGTTACGCGCCGGGTGCCTTGGGAGCTTCAGGGGCTTTTGGTGCTTCACCAGCCTTTGCCCCGGGAATGCCCGGAGGAGGGCCAAGCTTTGGCGACTTCGGAGGAGTCGTCTGAGGAGCGGTGGACTTGGGAACCTTTGCAGGAAGCATGCTTTGTTTTTTGAGCGGTGCAGTATTGCGCTTGATTTCGCCACCTGATCCTTCAGCCGGGATTTCCTCGGGCTTGACTTCATCCAGATTTTCGTCGTTGACGATGTATGGATTTTTCTCTTCCTTAGAAACCTTTGGTCCACCCCGCTGTTTCTTTTGACGGCCTCTGCCACCGCGATACGAGCCATCACCCTTGGGAGTTACCCGGTTCTTGCCACGATTCGGACGCATCTTCTTTCGCCCGGGAATCGAAGCCTTGGGCTTGGGAGTAGCCGGAGTTGCCGGAGTTGCGGAAGCTGCCGGTGCAGAGGCTTGATCTGGCGTAGTAGCAGCCGCGGGAGTTGCAGCGAGTTTAGCAGGAGCTACCTTTTTCTTCTCGGGAGCCGGAGGAATGGGGACAGGCGGGATATAGGTGCTGTTGTCTTCGTTTTGGGCAGCCTGCTTCGCATGCATCTTGCCGTAAGCTAGTGCAGCTCCAATGGCTCCTTCGGTATTCGTAATGCCCTGCCGAATGATGTTGGCTCCAGCTGTGATGTGGTCTTCGATTGGTGTACCGCTTTGGGGATCATTCTTGGCAAGAGCTTCAAAGCAATTGCATGCAATGTGTGGCTGACCGCAAATAAGACATCCTTCGGACTTGGTAACGTCATCGCCCCGCGTCATATCGCCACACTTCTCAACCTTGGAAACCTTCTTGTTTCCAATGGTTAGCTCGCCACACTTTTCAAGGCACTTGCAGAGATTAGGCTTGTCTTCATTGCCGCACACAGGACAAAGATCTTTGTCTTCGGACTTGGTAACATCATCGCCCCGCGTCATATCTCCACACTTCTCAACCTTGGAAACCTTCTTGTTTCCAATGGTTAGCTCGCCACACTTTTCAAGGCACTTACAGAGATTGGGCTTGTCTTCATTACCGCACACAGGACAAAGATCTTTGTCTTCGCTCTTGACGTTATGAACAGCTTTGACAAGTCCAGTTTCTCGCTTGCGCAACTCAGCTAGATCGGCAGCAAATGCATCAATCCGCTTCTGAATCGCCTTAGCAAGCTCCGACGTTGCTTCATTCAAATTGTAGACTTTTTTCTGGGAATCGAGGTAGTAGTTCCTGCGGAGAAAGGCTGCGATTTCTTGAGCAGCTTCTACAGGGGTGTACGTTTTCTTCATTTCCTAACTCTCCAGTTCTTAAGCACTAGATTGTTGTCGCGCATTAAAATGGCTGCTCATCATCGCTAACGTAAAGCTCCAAGTACTCTTCAGGAGAAACAGCAACCTCAACTTGGGTCGATACATCTTCAATATCTACGGAAACATCTTTGGGCCAGTAATGTCGCACATACCCAATTACATGAACGTAACGGGAGAAAACCCGTTCTTCAAGGGCAAAGAACTCGTTTGGTTGCATAGGACCCGATATAACTTTCGTACGCTCAAACCCTCTTGCTTCGAGAAACCGCTGCTTGTAGCGAAACAAGCAAAAGAGCACAATGGAGTGAAGCCATAGAAGGGGCACATAGTCGCCCTTGACATGAAGCCCTAGACGACACTGCTCTCGATAGTAGGTTCCTTCAAGCTGAACATCGACGAGTTTATTGCCGTCACGCACCCTACCAACCTGACGGGCTGGCACTTTTTCAGACACCCAGAAGTCTTTATCTCCTAGTGTGTCTTCAGCAGGCTCCGACGAGACAAGAGAAATGGTGATTGAAGGAATGATGGGCTCATCAGGCAAGTCTGCCATGATGACGGGAATGTCGGTGTTGATGAACCATTTTTTCGCTTCTTCCTTACCCCTCTCACCATAATGCGGATCTCGATTGGTAAGCTCGTCTGCTGGTAGCTGAGCAAAACAATAGTCGAGAAGCCAAGGGTTCCGCCTAATGTCGTTGAGTCCTGCAATAAGCGCAGTGCGAAGAATCACATCGGTTTGCGCAATGCCGAACGTTTTTGTGTCGAGCTTCATTACTTAGTCTCTCCTAAGAGGTCGCCTAGCAAGCTGGGAGCGATTTTGGTATCCCACTCCTTCATGGCCCATTCGAATGCTTCATCGAGAAACTTCTTGCCTTCAATGCCCGGATACACCCACTTGCCAGTTCCCTTGTGCTTACTGGATGCAACACGGAAAGTCATGATGTGACGGGAAGCTCTCGGAAGTCCTTGCTTGTCAAGAAGTGGCTTACCGTTTTTATCTCGAAGAAGTCGTTGATAAATGCGAACACCCCACAAGAAAGGACGCCCTCCAGGACCTGCTTGTCCTTGAGGACGCGGATGCATGCGCTGTCGATACATCCGCGGACTCTGCCCCCTGCCCAGATCATCTTTGAGATGAGGATGAGGAGTAAGTTCGTGAGGTGTGTCGATATTGAGTGAATGAAGTAGACCAAGCTTTGGACTGCCGTCTGGATTGCGCTCGATTTTGCCATATGGAATATTGGCTTCTTTGAGCGCTGCCTTGAGCGTGCGAATCAAAACGGCTTCCCCCGGTGTTTGATATGTTGGCCCTTTGTTATGCTGGAACGGAATAGCAACGTATCGAGAACCGTCTTTGGCAGTCTTTGCAGTCTTCGCTTTCAAGAGGTCATCAATCATTTCTCCGGCTGGCCTGCCTTCTTCGATCCACAACCCCGGACGAAGCACCGTGATCGCCCATACATCATCACCCACCTTTCCAAAGGTAAGGTTCTGAAGAAATGGGCGCAGTCGGCTGCGGAGCTTAGCATTCGCTTGCTCTACAACGTGTGCGTGAGTCTGGATGGCGAGCTGCTCCGCTGCACGCCTGAGCTTGCCCTTCACATCATCTGTAAGGGCGTTTTGCAGGTCTGTGATTTGCGAAATGTTGATATGCAGATCAAGTGGACTAGGCATTACTTAGCAGACGGGTTGAGCGAAGAAACAGGATGAGGGTTTCCATAATCGTTGGGAGACAGAATCAGTCCTGCCTGCCCTCGAATCCATCCAGTGCGATTCTCGCCATGAGTGGTGCCATCTTCTTTGACAGGTCCTGCGCCATGCTGGACTTTTAGAAAGGGCCCAAGACGGGTGTGGACGGGATACACGATTCCAGGACGTAGTGTTTTTCTCTTTTGTCCAGGGAGCATTCCAACTTTCTTCAATGGTTTGGTAGTACACTTGCCACCACCTGAACGATGCGGAAATGTATACGCATCACACCGACAAACCACCGGCTTTTCAGCTTTGGCCATGGACTGACCACTTGCCATGGCTTTTGCCATTTCCATCATTGCTTGGATGATTCCGAGGACAGCTTTATATGTGTCGGGTTTTACCTGCTTGAGCTGTTCAAGGACGGGCGCTTGTTCCTTGATCCTCATCAGTGCCTGAGCAATCATGGTGCGAGGATCGGCGGAGGGCTCTTGTTCGTCTTCAACAGGTTGCTGGTTCTTGTTAAGATTGGCTACAATATCGTCATCAGACAGATATGCCTCACGAACCTTAGACTCTTCGGATTGAGGACGACGCGCAACTTCTTCGAGTTCCTGCGCCATCTCGGGCTGCCACATCACAATCCGATCTTTTCCTCGGATCTTGGCGACAAGAAGTGCGCGATCAGCCTCGGACAGTCGCATCCCAATCCCTACAGACACGGAATGTCCTGTAAGGTTTTTGTATTTTTCACGCTGATCAGGAAGTTCGGGGATAGCTTCTGCCGGGACCTTGAGCCGACCTTCGTCGCCACCTATGGAGATCACTTCGCCCCCTACACTAATAGCCCAACTGGCAAAATCCTTGCCTGCACGGTCGATGTTGTTGGCGATTCGGCGAATCTCTGCCTCATCATCGCGGAGAGATGCCCGGCCGACAAGATTGCCGATTCCGTCTCCGTCAAAGCTCACGTACACCATCATAGTGGGAATCCTCAAAACTCTTGTATCTGCCTGTAAGATTGTCGCTTGACAGTAGAGGTTTGGTGCGCTAGAGTGGCGTCTGGAGGTAGACGATGGGCTTCAACACAACCATCACCATCTACGACTGACGAGGTGCTCCCCGCGAAGTGGACGCTGTTCTAGTCGAAGGAGGCTTGATTCTCCATCGGCACCCCGATTCCCCCGGACACCGGAGCATCTCCCACCTGTGTTCCGGGACGTTTGGGCACTCACCAACTGGGATAGAGAAGCGGACGCTATTAGAGAGGAGAGAGGATGCTAAGCCAATCCGGCTTGATCGTTAGAACCGTGCACCAGAATCTGTGGAGAAACATTATGCAAACGCAATTAGTATTAAAAATTGAACTGGGAACCCTGGAAAAAAGTGGCGCAGAATTTCAGAAT